TGATAACCCAGTAAATATTGAATCACCTAGCTTTTATACTCATTCTAAAAGACGACAAGATTTTGAAAAATTTATTACTGAAGAATTAAGAAAAGAAGAAGAAAAGATAATTGGAGTAATTCAAGGCAAACATGTTACTGGAATTGATAATCAAGAAGTAGAAAATGCAGATATGTCTAAAATTAAAGTTGAAAAAGTTAAAGATGATGAAGCAGTAATTAAACAGAAGAAAAGATAATGGCAACAATTCAAAGAGAAGCTCCTAATGGAAAGATAATAAATTTTCCTGCAGGAACGTCAGAAGAAGATATTTTAAAATACTTACAGTTACCTGAGTATCAACCTAAGAACAGAAGTTTAATGGGAGATATAGGTATAAGTGCAGTAGATGGAGTTAGAGATGCCGCTCAATCAACAATAGGACTGATTGAGGGAATAGGGGACACTTTAGGAGAAAAGACAAATATTGGTGGCTTCACATTCGGAAAAGATGCTGAAAATGGCATTATGGGATACGAAAATTATGAAACATGGAAAGCCAAAGGTAGAGAGGACATTCTATTTGGTAAAGCAGGAGTAAAAGACGCTATTGAATTACCTGATTTTGAGGGAGACCCACAAAGTATAGCAGGTGGTTTAACTAAAGGTGTTTCACAATTTTTAACTGGTTGGTTTACTGGTGGTAAAGTTCTTAAAGGAGTTAAGTATGCTACTGGTGGATATAAAGGAGTTTCGCCTTTTTTAAGAGCAGGAACTACAGGTCAAGTTACTAAAATGATGTCACAAGGTGCGATAGCAGATTTTACCGCCTTTGACGAGGAAACTGGAAGATTAGTAGATATGGTTAATGAACATGCACCATTTCTACAAAATCCTTTATTTGATTATTTAGCTTCTGACCCAGATGATACTTTCTATGAAGCGAGATTTAAAAACGCACTAGAGGGTGCAGGAATTGGCGGAACTATAGAAGCAACTTTAAGAACTTTTAGATACATAAAGAATTTAAATAAAAGTAGAAATAAAGAAAAAATTAATAAGAAACAATTAGAAGAAGATGAAAAGTTTCTTAAAGACCTAGATGATGACAGTATTATTCAAACTAGATACAAACCTTTAACTCAGGTAGAAGAAAAAGAATTAACTAAAAGTTTAGATAGTGAATTAGAAGATAGTATCTTTAATCAATTTAAAGATGCACAAAAAACTTCAAAAAATAAATTAGAATTTGATAAGAAGTTAGAAAAGTTAGATTTAAGTTTAAATTTTAATATTAGACAATTTCTTAATTTAGATAAAGAGGGATTGCTAAGTATAGATGCTTTTAATAAAGCGTATAAAAATCTAATTAAAAAGAAAAAAATAGTTTTATCTGATGATTACGTTAAAGCAACTGCAAGAAAACTTTATGAAAATAATGCAGGTAAACTAGAGATAGATATAAAGAAACTTGATAATTTGGTTGAAAAAGCTCCATATCAAGTTGTAGCATTAAATAGTTACATTGAAACTTTATCTAATGGAATGAAAAGAATAGCTAGAGTTTCAAAAAGAGATAAATTAGCAGAAAAACTATTAGTTAAATCACTTCTTCCTAAATGGAAGTTAGTAATGGAAACTAAAAATTCACTTCTAGGAAGTTTTGGAAGAACTCTTAGACTTGCAGGTACATCAACTGGCAAACCAATAATTAAAGATTTAGATGCGGTTATAAAAGAATTTGATGAATATGGTGGAGATATAAAAACTTTAGTTAAACAAATTGGTAGAGCAGGAGATACTGATGTTACCAATGTTTTAAATTATGCTTTTGCAAATAAAAGTTGGGATATAGCAAACGAAGTATGGATTAATGCACTTTTATCTAATCCTAAAACTCACATTATTAATACAACATCTAACTTAGTTAATATTTTTATTAGACCATTAGAAAAAATGATGGGTAGTCGTATGGCTACTTCATTACTTGAAAATCCTGCAAAGGTCGCAAAGTTAAGACTAGAGGGACAAAAAGCATTTTCTTCTTATGCAGGAATGAGACGATATGCAATAGAAGCATTAAAGTATGCAGGTAGGTCATTAAGAAAAGAAGACACTATTATTAGTAGAAGAAGCAAAATTGATATGCCTGAAAAGGCAATCCAAAAGACTAAATTAGTTAAAAATAAAAAGACTGGTTTAGAAGAAGAAGTTTTAGACTGGGATAGTGCTTCAGGTATTGCAGTAAATGCTTTAGGTAAATTTATAAGAATACCTACTAGATTTTTAGGAGCAGAAGACGAGTTCTTTAGACAAATTGTTTATAGAATGGAATTAGAAAAAGACATTCTAGCTAAAGCAATCAAAAACAAATTAAGTAAAACTAAAGTTGTTGGTAAATTAGAAAATGGAAAACCTATAACTGAGTTTGACCAATTTGTTAGAGAAGAATTTGAAAAAGGTTTTGATGAATTTGGTAGAGGTACTCATGCTAAGTCAATGAGAAAAGCTGAAGAAGGTACTTACACACAAGAATTAAATGGTGTTTTTAAAAGATTTCAAGCAATGGCGAATGATTATCCAATTATAAAGCAAATCATTCCTTTTGTTAGAACACCAGTAAACTTGATGCTTAATGTAGTTGATAGAACTCCATTAGGTTTTATTAGAAAGAATTTTAGAGAAGACTTCTTTGGAAGAAATGGTGCTGAAAGAATGGCACAAGCAAGAGGTGGTTTAGCTACAGGTTATATATTAATGACATTAGCTTCAATCATGCACAGAGAGGGTATGATTACAGGAAGTCAAGGTCAGATAGTAGGAGAGAGAGCTACTAAATCAAGAGATTTAAAAGATTTAAGAAAACAAACAGGAGTATTACCTTATGCTTTTAGATATTGGGACGAAGAAGCAGGTACATATAAATATAGACAGTTTGGAAGATTTGACCCATTCGGTGCTTTCTTCGGAATAGTTGCAGACTTTCACGATATATATGACCAATTATCTGAAAAAGAACTTCAAAGAGTAGGTTCAGATTTACTTATCTTAATGGCAAGACAAGGTGGAGACGCAGGAGAATTTATTAGTCCTGCATCTAAAATAATTAATGCAGGTAGAGCAAGTGTTGCGGCAATGCAAAGAAACTTAATTAGCAAAACTTATTTAAAAGGTTTAGCTGACTTTATGGAAGTTTTAACTGATGACAGTTCATCAAATGAAAAATGGGATTACTATTGGAGAAATAAATTAGGTTCGTTTGTTCCAAATGTTTATACTAAATTTGTAAATGACCCATTCTATAGAGATGTTAGAACTATAGTTGATGTTGCTAAGAAAAGAGGAGTTGCTTCAGGAGAAGTTGAACACAAATACGATTTCAGAGGAAATGCTTTAAGGTATCAAGGAAGCGAAACAAAAAGATTAATAGATGGATTATTTAATCCTTTTGGTTCTACAACAAAAATTAATGACCCAGTAGCAGAAGAAGTTTTAAGATTAGGTCTTAATATGCCTAAGATGAAAAGAGAATTAAATGGAGATATTGATTTAAGTCTCTTTGTTACAGATGAGGGTCAAACTGCTTACAACAAGCAGATGCAACATTTAAGAAATGTTAGAATTAATGGTAAATCGTTAGACCAAGCATTAAGAGAAGCAATTAATTCTAATGAATATAAAATGGGTTCTGACCCATATCAAACTGACGAAAATGTTAGTGATACTGGTTCTAGAGTAAAAATATTAAGAAGAATTATTAGAAGTTATCATAATGTTGCTGAACAACAAATAATTAAAGATAGGAAGAAATTTAAAAGTACAAAAGATGATACTGGAAACTTTACTTTAGACAATTCTATTGAAGCATACAATAACAACAAAACCAAAATTAACATGGGAGTACAAATACAAAATTCTGATTTCGAAGCACTATATCAATTTTCAAAATAAAATATGGCTTATTTAGCTAGGGTTTCCTATACAGGAAATGGAAGTACAGCAGATTATGCTTTACCATTTACGTATATAGCATCTTCACATATTTACGCTTGGTTGGATAATGTTGCTACAACAGCGTTTACAATTTCAGGAAGCACATTAACCTTTACTACTGCTCCTAGCAATGGTGTGGCAATTTTAATTAAAAGAGTAACACCAACAGATGCAAGATTAGTTGATTTTACAGATGGTTCAGTTTTAACAGAAAGTGATTTAGACCAGTCGGCAGACCAAAACTTTTATATAGCACAAGAAAGTTCTGATACTGCACAAACTCATTTAGCTTTAAATAATTCGTCCTTATGGGACGCAGACAGTAAAAGAATTATAAATGTTGCTACTCCAACATCAGGAACAGACGCAGCAAATAAAACTTACATTGATACGCAAACAACTTCGGCAGCTACGAGTGCGACTGCAGCAGCAACTTCGGCAACTGCAGCAGCAACTTCGGCAACTGCAGCAGCAACTGCTGAAACAAATGCTGAAACTGCTGAAACCAATGCAGAAACAGCAGAAACAAATGCTGAAACAGCAGAAACCAATGCGGAAACTGCTGAAACTAATGCAACAACACAAGCGAGTAATGCATCAACTTCAGCAACTTCGGCAGCTACTTCTGCAACAACAGCAACAACACAGGCAAGTGCAGCTTCCACATCTGCAACTGCAGCAGCAGGTTCGGCAACAACTGCAACAACACAAGCGAGTAACGCATCAACTTCAGCAACTAATGCAGCTACTTCTGCAACTTCAGCAGCGACAAGTGCTACTGCAGCAGCAGCATCTTTAGATAGCTTTGATGATGTTTATCTTGGAGCAAAAAGTTCTGCTCCAACTCTTGATAATGATGGTGATGCTTTAACGCAAGGCGACCTTTATTATAATACTTCTGGCAATACTTTGAATTATTACACAGGTTCGACTTGGGTTGTTATTACATCAGGTGGAATTACAAGTGTTGCAGCAGATTCTACACCAGAATTAGGTGGAGATTTAGGTTTAAATGGAAACAACATAGATTTTCCAACAACAGCAAATATTTCAGATTGCCTTGATGAAGATAATATGGCTTCGAATAGTGCAACTAAAT